AGGTCTGGAGCTTCGTATGTTGGCTCACTATATGAAGGATGAAGATTATGTCAGAACTGTCTGTGAGGGATCATCTAAAGATGGAACAGATGTTCATACTGTTAACCAAAGAGCAGCAGGACTCGCTACTCGGGACAATGCAAAAACTTTTATCTACGCATACCTCTATGGTGCGGGAGACGCAAAGATTGGTAGCATTGTTGGAGGAAGCGCAAAAGATGGGGCAAAGCTCAAAGCAAAGTTCTTATCATCACTTCCCGCCCTCTCCCGGCTCATTGGAACAGTATCCCGGTATGCGGCCAAAGGGTGGGTTCCCGGACTTGACGGCAGACGCATATGGGTACGATCTGAACACGCTGCGTTGAACAGTTTACTGCAGGGTGCAGGGGCTATCGTGATGAAGAAGGCTCTCGTGATCTTTGACAACAAACGTAGGGCTAACAAATGGCCTGTTAAGTATGTTGCCAATGTCCACGATGAAGCACAGCTTGAATGCCCTAAAGATATTGCTGAGGATGTAGGTAAAGCCTTCAGACAATCTATTATTGAGGCAGGGGAGTTCTATAAACTACGTTGTCCTCTGGATGGCGAATACAAAATAGGAAGGAACTGGCGTGAAACGCACTGATGATGAAGACGGAGAGTACCTAGGAAGTATTCGCTTTGATGTCTTTGAAAATAATTTTGATATTTCTAAGACAGATAGCTTGACATTTGAGGATGTTTATGCTATCCTATATGCATCTCTTGAGTACTTACAGGGAGTAGCAAAAGACATGGAAACAGTTAAGAAGATCAAGGATCAACTTCACTGAGGTAAGAATTAGCGAGTGTGGTGGAACGGTATACACAGCAGACTTAAAATCTGCCACCGAAAGGTTTGAGGGTTCGAATCCCTTCACTCGCACCAACAAAAGGCCTTAACTGCTATGGGGTTCTTCTGGGTTAGACAATCAGTGACAGCTTGGAGAGACAAGCATTTATATACAACTTTAAGGAAAATGAAATGAGCAGTATTAAACCCGTTAAAGTCTCTGGTTCCCTCTACTGGGCTAACTGGATGGCAAACTTCAACACTAAGTTTAATGAGGAGAATGATAAGTACGAATGTACCCTTGGTGATCTGTCTGATAAAGCAGCAGCAGCTTTGGAAGAGTTGGGTATCAAGATCAAAGAGAAAGACACACAAGGCAAGTACATTGTTGGTAAGTCTAAGTTTGTGTTCGAGCCTGTAGATGCTGACGGTAACAAGGTTGACATTGCTGCTATCGGTAACGGCACTAAGGTTACAGCTCTGGTTAGCTCGTATCGTCACAAGATGTCTGCTAAGTTTGGTGCAGCACCTTCGATTCAGAAGATCATTGTCACTGAGCTGAAGACATACGTACCTGAAGGTGCGGAAGAATTGGAAGATGTCCTCTAAAGCTAAGAGGCCAGATAAGTTACTGATCGATTCGGATTATTTGATCTACGCCATTGGTTTTACGTGTGAGGATGCTTCAGAGAGAACAGCAAAGAATAGGTTAGTAGAGACACTTGAAAATTTAGTCTACATACACCTCAAAGCTGACTCTTATGAAGCATTCCTGACAGGTAAGGGTAACTTCAGATATGACATTGCTAAGACAGTTCCTTACAAGGGTAATCGCAAAGATACCGCTAAGCCTCCTTATTACCAAGAGCTTAGGGATCACATGGTTAAACGGTTAGGGGCTGTCGTAGTAGAGGGACAAGAAGCGGATGACGAGGTAGCCATACGGATGTCTAAAGAGCCTGATACATACACTCTTGTGGGTGTGGATAAGGACTTACTTCAGATACCCGGATGGCACTTCAATCCATCTAAAGACTTGGAGCAATATGTTGATGAGTTTACTGGGTACAAAGCATTTGTTACGCAGATGCTCACCGGAGACAGAACGGATAACATTCCCGGCTTGGAAGGCATTGGCCCGAAGAAGGCAGAGAAAGCTCTTAAAGAGGCTAAGACCAAACAAGAACTTCTGGAGACAGCGTGGGAGAAGTATCAAGAACTGGGACATACGCTTGAATATTTTACAGAACAAGGGCAGCTACTATGGCTAAGACGTTATGAAGGGGAGATATGGCAACCAAACCTAAGCCTTTAACGGCTAAGCAGGTAGCAGCTAAGTATGGCTTCCGCAGTGGCTTGGAAGAGCGCATTGCGGAGCAGTTGGACAAGGCAGGGGTACAGTACACGTATGAGCAAGTGAAGCTGAATTACATAAAGCCAGCATCAAAGCACGTATACACCCCTGACTTTGTGTTGTCTAATGGGATCATTGTGGAGACTAAAGGTAGGTTCTTACTTGCTGATCGTCAAAAGCATATCCTTGTGAAGAAACACAATCCAACACTTGATATTAGGTTTGTCTTTAGCAACTCTAATGCAAGAATCAGTAAAGCAAGTGCTACGACATATGCACAATGGTGCAAGAAGAATGGATTTAAGTATGCTGATAAAACAATTCCAGAGGAGTGGTTCAGTGAATAGTATTTTTAAATTGTTAGAGAATCCTAACCTTAAAGAGTTAGCGTATGATGTGATTGATTTGCTTGTTGTCGAACGGCTGCAAGAACATTACATCATGTGCTTAGACTTTGATGACTTTGAGACAGCTAAGGATATTCTTGCTGTGTTACGTTACTTTACTTCTTATGAAGAGTTCAATGAGTTCTTGAAGGAGACACGAGATGCAGGTTACACTGATCAAGGAAAACAGTGATGGCTCAGCTAACTATAGCTTTGACCTGACAAAAGAGGAAGAACAGAGCCTAATCCGTGCAGGTATCATGGCTGCTTTGAAAGAAGCTATTCGACTAGGTGATGAATTGAAGATCGTGGAGGATGATGAGAATGAACAAAGTACGGACAGTATGGGCAACACCCGAGGGTGAAGACCTGATAGCGTACATGGCTCGTGTAAGTGCTCCTGCTAACCAAGATAACAAAGAGACAGCACCTAAGCTGATCAAGTATCTTATCAAGCACAAGCACTGGAGTCCTCTGGAGATGGTTAACATCTGCATGGAGATTGAGACTACCCGCGATATTGCTAGGCAGATTCTTCGGCATCGTAGCTTTAGCTTTCAGGAGTTCTCTCAGCGTTATGCAGAGGTTGACAGCTATGCAATATCGCAGGCACGGCTTCAGGACGCTAAGAACCGCCAGAATAGCTTGGAGACAGAAGATTTAGGTCTCATGTATTGGTGGGAAGGTGCTCAGAATCGTGTGCTGGATGATGCTAAGTTCATGTACGAATCTGCTCTGAAGAAAGGTATTGCTAAGGAAGTTGCACGTAAGCTGCTCCCTGAAGGCCTGACAATGAGTAGGATGTATATGAATGGTACACTTCGTAGCTGGCTGCACTATATTGATATTCGATGTGATGCAGCTACTCAGAAGGAACATAGAGAAGTGGCTGAACTCTGTAAAGCAGAGATTATTAAACACTTTCCTAATGTGATTTCATATGCTAATTGATCCGCCACGGGGTTGGGCTTATGGTTTCCCTAAGAAGTTACCTAGTCCACCTCCTGAAAACTTACACGTCTGGTTGATCGAACAAGGTTATCCAGAGGAAGAAATTAAAACATACGGCAATTATTTCTTTTGTCGTTACATTGCAGAGGATGACAATGACACTAAATGAATATCAGGAACTAGCCTTTAACACGGCTATGGAATCAGCTAAGAACCCTGCTTACATGATTGCTAACCTCACCTCAGAAGCTGGTGAAGTTGCAGGTAAGTATGCCAAGTGGATTCGTGACGGTGTGCTGGATGAGGTTGGTATGCAGAAGGAAGCTGGTGATGTCTTGTGGCAGCTTGCTGGTCTGTCTACTGTGATGGGTTGGAGCTTGGCAGATGTTGCTAGTCAGAATCTACGTAAGCTTGCAGAACGTCAAGCTAACAATACTTTGAAAGGATCAGGCGATGACCGATGAGATTATGCAGACATACTCTTTTACTTACACTGACTGTGAAGGTAAGAAGTATGAGAAGACTATTACTACTCCCGGTGTTACTTGGATGGAGTGCATGAACGACTATGTACGATTCCTTGAGTCTATCTTCCAATACAACATTATGGACAGCGTACGCATTAAAGAACCTGTTTGGATGGGATCTATGCTTGAGCATCATTCTGACTACCTTGATCCTTGGACAGGGGAATACTTTGTTAAGGGAGAAGAATGAAGATACTTGTAATCCCTGACTGCCAAGTCAAAGAAGGGGTTCCTTTGGATCATCTTGAGTGGGCAGGTAAGGCTATCTGTGATTATCGACCAGATGTTGTTATAAACATTGGTGACTTTGCAGACATGCCTTCTTTGTCTACCCATGATGTCAAAGGCTCTAAGTACTTTGAAGGTCTTCGATACAAGAAAGATGTAGAGGTTGTTAAGGAGGCTATGAAGAAGCTTCTGAAACCTCTGCGTGACTTGCAGAAGACTCAGAAGGAATCCAAGCACAAGGTATATAAGCCCCGTATGATCCT